TACACCATCTTGCGCAGCAGTGTAGTTATGAGCGACGAACCCTCCAGAGATATCCGGCGGTGCATCGATATTGCCGTCGCCCCAATCGATGGTCAATAGATCGACAAGCGGTACACCTGGGTCGATTCGGACACCAGCGACATTGGCGCTCAAATCGTCATCCCAGGTTAGTACCGCTTGACCTCCAGTGACCCCTTCGGTGATCGTGACCGTGAGTGAACCTGACTCAGCGATTGCGCCATGCTCGATCCACTCATCGATACGAGTCGATGGTGAACCAGACAGTGCAACCTCGTCGCCTCGGTGATGGACGATCATAGCCACAGGGTGATCTCCAACGAACCCTGCAGCCTCGTCGATCTCCTCCAACACCGAGGCAATGATCAGATACGGCACCGGACTAGACGGCGGTGAGGATGCAGGCTGCGAGAGGCTGATCGATTCCCATTGCCGTACGGCGGTTGACGTCGGAGCGCCACGTACGCCGAGGCTGGTCACGATACAGCGGGGTCGCCTGCAACGACTCTTCGTCCGAGTAGAACCCGACGACGCCGCGCTGAAGGACGATCGCCTTCCCGTCCGGAAGAGCTCCACCTGACTTCGTGACGAGCACGTCGAGGTTGAGCAGCTTCTGCGGAAGGACACCGGTGTACTGCAGGTTCTGATCCGCCAGGTTACCCTGGAAGACACCAGTACCAGAGTTGAAGCTGGCGCTGGTGAGGATGTCGAACTTGCTGTCCTCGGTGATGACCATCGTGTCGGCCTGGAAGTTCAGGAAGTTGTTCGGCTGCTGTCCAGTGACAGCGTTGTTGACGATCTTCTGGCCCTTGAGGATGTCGTTCCTGATGGTCGTGGAGGTTGCCCACGCCGTCGAGACCGCGAAGGTCGGGACCGAAGGGTTGGCCAGGAACAGGTTGAAGAACGCGGTATCCCAGTCACGAATGATCGTGTTACGAACCTGCGTCATCTGAATGTTGACCTGGTCGACCTTGTTCCTCATCCGCATTTCGTCGGAGACGAGAATGGACAAGCCGCGGTCTACGGACACAGCCACCGAGGGGATGCCCTGCGATGTCGTGACCAGAGAATACTCCGCGAACTCCGAACGGATCGAAGACCCAGCGTTCGCGAAGAGCGGCGTGCTCGAGTAGAACTCGACCACGCCTGCGTCGTTGCCGCCGGCGTCGCGGAAGACGACGTCAGATACGAACTGATTCTCTGCGAGTTGGAGAATACGACGCGGAACAACGGTTGGGTTGTTGATGAGGTCATTGACGGTTACGCGAGGGCCGTCAGTAACGCTGCTGATTGGCATTATTGTGGACATGTGGTCTCACCTCCTCCTTAGCTGATCGAGAGCAGCATGGCCCCGACTACGGGCGTGCCACTGACTGTGACTCCGGCGGGCTCGTAACAGATCCCGATGACCTGACGCGCATCGGGCGTAGCCGCTGCTGGCGTCACCTGACCGTTCGCGGCCGTGATGAGCCGCTGACCGAACGTCGCTGAAGCTGCGTACGTTACGGGCCACACGCCCTCGGACGCGACTCCGACGTACTGGCCGATCGGCGAGAGGTTCACGGCCACAGAAGCTCCGGGAACCGTCGGCGCCTGACTTGTAGCTGCCGGAATGGCGTCAGTAACTGCGACACCCAGGCAGACGTTGGAACCAGCTGCTGCGGGCGCTACCGTACCACCGGCTGCAGGATCGACAAGCTGTCCGCCTGTGATCGCCGCGTTGGCCGTGAAGGTTACGGGCCCCTTTTGATAGCGCGGAATGACCCCCGGCATATCAGCTCACCTTCCACGAAGCGAGGATCGTGTCAGCACGCTCCTCTTCTGAATCGCCCTGGAACGAGTGACCTCGCTCCATGGCGAGCTGGATGAAGCCCTTGGTCTCGGTGAGGATGCTGCGGATGACCTCAGCCACGTCGATGACCTCGCCACCGTCGTTGCTCAAGTCGATCACGGGCGTCCTCGGAAGCTCGAGAATCGGTCGGGCCAGTTGGACGATCGCGGGCGGTACGCCCTGATCGATCCAGACGCGCATCTCCGAAGTGAAGTTGGAACGTGCCAACTTCTGCTCCAGCTCGCGGATTCGCTGCTCACTTGCAGACTGAGCAGCAACCAAGTCGACTGTCTCGCCGCTCGAACCGCTCAGGTCAGCAGCCGCAAGACGCGCCAGCTCCTCCTCCGCCAGTGCATCCTCTGCAGCCGGCGTCAGACCGCGCGGCTCAGGATGTACAGGCGCAGGTGGGTCCTCTGTCGGTGTCGTTGTCGGCACGGTAGTGGTCACTTGCACCTCCTCGTTGGTGATATCAACAGTGTCGACTACCTCAGTAGACAGTGACACCTCTTGCCATGACGCCATACCCGTGACTCTCGGGTCCAGCGTCCCTAACACATGCTGAATGGCTTTTGGGAACTTCTGGCCATCAGCACGCTCTAGGCCTTCGATGATGCGGGCGGACACACCCAGCTTCGGGTTGTCCTTGACTAGCTGAGCGGCATCGGGTGTGAGATCGAGCAGGACGTCGAGACCGGCAGGTGTGACCTCGACCCCCTTAACCTCACCCCGATACCGCTCAGGATCCATTGTGTGCGAGTTGTCGTCTTTCGCCAGCAAGAACGCGACTTGGTCGAAAGCCTGTCCACGAAACGCTGATGCGAGATCGGTCAGGTACTGCTCATCGAACGTGATACGCCGACCTTTGTAGTCGATCGTACCTCGCGGAAGTACCTGCTTCCTCCATAGCGTTCGCGACAACTCCACGGCGTCCTGACGATCCATTGGACACAAAAGTGCGATCTCGCCGGGCATTGTCCTCACCTCCTCCATTCTCTTGGTTACACCGGTGACGTGAGCGGATGCTCAACGTAGAATCTGGTCGTTGGGCTTGTGCCCTGACCTGCCCCTTCAGCCGCCCCCTCGCATGACCATACACCAGCTAACCCTGTGGAATCAATCCAAGCGACGAACGTACCTGTGCCCGTACGTGCTAAGTAGCCTGGAGCCGGTGTACTTACTCCCGAGTACGTTAAAGTCTGCACAACCATAGTACCGACTTGGTAGCGCACCTCGGCAGAATCAGGATCCACAGGGAAGAAATCCTCGTCCAGGATTAGGAGAGTCATGACTATGAGGTCTCCATCCTGGAACGTATTTATGTCCTCACCACGTTCTACTGTCAGCGATACACGCCCAGGAGATGTTCCAGAAGGCGGAACGGTAACTGCGCCAACGGCGAACAACGTGATCGGCCCAGCTATCAGCGATGCCGAGGCAACTTGTTCAACTGTACCGATCGCTGACATGGTAATCGGTCCTGAGACCATTGATCCCATACCAGCAGAGTTAGGAACGCCTGCACCGAATAGTGAGATCGGACCCGCAGTCATCGACCCTGTACCAGTGCGTACGATTACGCCGGTAGCGGTCATGGTGATCGGGCCCGCCGTCATCGACCCGGTCCCATTCACGCTACCGGACGTGCCTTCTATGTCGATCCAGTAGTTCTGAAACAGTGCCCCTGCAGGACTATTGACACCGACGTAGACATTCGGGAAGCTATTCGGTGGACCCATCTGGAACGGTGACTGTCCAGGCTCTGTGAACGTAGGAACAGGAACGCCGGGGCTTACACCTTGGAACGAGTATGTCGTAGAAGCGTGTGCGGTATCAGGAGCGAATAGTGGACCGTTCGTGATTCCATTGATCCCGATCGCACTGTGCGCTGAGTTTCCTGACTCAACACCCCAGTAGCTTAGGCGCTTCGTAGACCAAGGACTCGTCGTACCATTCGATGCGTACACGGACACACGGTAGTCGGCAGCAGGTAGCGTAGGCGTACTCGGTACATCGCAGTAGACCCAGCCGCCTGCCCAAGATGTACCGACAGCAGTTGACCCGTCAGCATTCTTCCATGTAGGAGTAGCGACCGAGATCACGTTGCTGCCAGTTACACCACCGACGTCGACCGACCATACATCAGCGTGATCGGCGAAGATTTGGTTCGCATGAGCAGGAACGAAGTACCAGATCTTAGTCACTGCAACAGGTGCAGAGAACTTGACCTCGGTACCTACGATATAGGCCTGCTGATCGTCCGCGGCTGACATCGCGTCGCTCATTACACGATTTGGCCACAACCGATACGTACCGCTATACCCAACAGGAGCAGTGTCACTTACTTGTACATCTGCCCAGAAGTTGTCTGTGCCTGATGTTTGAAGAGGAATCTGAATCGAAGGGTCATTGCTCGAGGAAGAGAAGCAGCCCTGCGAGACACCTTCTGGGTTCGCAAACCCTCCCGCCCAGTACGACGTTCCTGCAGGTCCGAATGCCATCAAAGGACCATTTACGATCCCTGATGCACCAGTCGTTGACCAGTAGTTGTTCGTGTCCGGGAACGCATTGTTGAACCCGATGGCAGCGATGTACGTGTCACCAAGCGATAGCGGAATCGGTGTCGGCACCGCAATGAAGTTCCACTGCCCTGCAGTTAGAACGCCTGACGTGACTACCGAACCTGACATCACACGCTGTTGCGCAGGTTGTAGGGCCGCAATCGCAGGGTTGAACTGCCACAACGCGCACTTAACAGCTGCTGTGCTCTGTCCTGTGGTAGCACACCACCACCAGTAACCTTGGAACCACATTCCGCCCTTGGTGACTGTGAACACGGTTCCGGCGATGAAGGGTCCAGTGTATGATGTTGCTGCAGCAGGACCGTTCGTCGAGGGCCAGAGCCGGTACGTGGTCAACTGGCGACCGGCATCCCGACTGTAAGACCGTTCGCCGCAATCTGGAAGTTCGACCCAGATGTGATTGGGCTCGCAGCGATCGTACCAGACTGTATGAACGTACCAGCAGACGCCGCACTCCAAAGCGTCGCATGTGTGTACGTCTCGGAGGTACTCACCGCGGTCCAGTTGATAGCGGCGCTGTTCTGCCAGCTACCAGCTGCAGCACGAGCGAACGCACCAGTTGCAACACGAGTCGTGTTACCGGCTACGTTCGCAGTACCATTGGGGCCAGGTAGTCCTGTGTGGAGCTGCACAAACGGTGTCGCGAACCCAGCGAACGCAGCACCATTGAGCATCAGACCCAACAAGCTATCTGCGACACCTCCAGCAGTACCATCAGCCATTTGTTCCTCCTGTCACGCTTCCGTCCATGTTCCAGCTTTTTGGAATCATCTGCGGTACCTTCAATGCTACGGCGCGCTTGTAGATGTACCGACGTACTTGTGCTTGGGTACCTGGCCTAGCTAGGCCTACCATCGAGATCGCCTTACGGAGACTAGTGACATCCGTGATTGGGAACCTAGCCTTACCCGCAGAGTTACCAGGATGGGGAGGCAGAGCATGCCCCTTCTGCAAAGCTGTTCGCCTCTCAGCCGCAGTCGGCGCGAGGTCTATAGCCCGACCCCACGCATCGTAGCTCATGGAGTGGTCGGAGTGCTTCGACCGCTGCGCATGAGCGCGGGCACGCTCTGCCTCCCATTCTGCGATGGCCCGAGTCGCCGCTGCCTGTACATCGGCAGAGACTGTATGCCCGTGACCATCGTGACCTGCTGCCCAGTTCTTTACGACGCCTACTGCCATCTCGATCGCCCGTCCTTCATCTACTGCTGCGCCCGAACGAATAAGTGCATGTGCTACATTTTGGATGTACGCGGGCAACTGCATGCCTTTGACATTCCAAAGACCAGGACCAGTAGGACTACCAAACGGATGATGGACCGTACTGACAATAGGCGTCTGCGCAGTAAGATCAACCATTTACTGGTACCTCCGACGGAATATTACCCATCGCTGCCTGTGCGTGTTGGGCCACCTGAAAGCCGACATCGGTAGCTGCCGCCAATGGAGCACCTGATGCCGCTTGCTGGTTCGGCGCTTCTTGCCCGTACTTCGCCTCCTGCTCGTCGATCGCGGTCTGCAGTTCATCCATATTGAGGTTCAACTCACTCGCGATCGTGGTCATCAACTGGTACACGAAGTCCATAGGGACGTTGATGTTCGACGCTGTCGCCATGGACTGAAGCAACGTAGCTGCCTGCTGAACGTCTGGCTCCTGCAGCGAGTTGATGGTGAACTGAGGAACTCGAACAGTAGCGCCTTTGTTGTATCTAACCAAGTCTGTCACTATCTGATTCGTGACACACGTGCTCAGTTCAACAGAGTAGGCCGTCAGCATCTCAAGAAAGAAGTCCGATGATGCTTGTGCAAGAGCGTACGATCCAGTCGCTGAACCTGTCGCAGCGCCGGTAGCTCGCGACGGTAAGTCAGTGAATCCAGCTAGGACCGAAAGTGAAGAATCGGCGTCAAGGTATGCGATCGCTGAATGGAACTGTGAAGCACCTTGACCAGACACATTCAGCTGGTGGATCTCCTTGATCCAGTCAGCTGGAAGTCCAGCTACACCTGCATTCTTCAACGCGGCGATTGCTTGTGCCGCCTTCTTCGCATTGGCATCGCCGTTTGCGAGAACCACTGTACGAGGCAGTGACATAACCTCGAGGAACGTGTACCAAAGGAACTTGAGCTTCTCCTTAGTGCGATAGTTCCTGTAGCACACGGTCAGATCAGAGATACCCTTAACAGGATTCCGATGTTGTCCGTGTACATATACGTGGGCGTACGGATTATTTATAGCAACCTGCGTCTCTTTGCCGAAGACGATCTGCGTGAAGCCGATCAGATCACCGGTGACAGTGTGTCGTAGCACCGTACAAGTATCGGGAGGGCGCCAAGCAATCTTGTCATACATGACTTCATTGTCAGGAGTTACCTTCCAAACCTTCTCATGGTAACTACGGCGATTGGTGAACGCTGACGTCATCTGCGCAACTACGGTGTCCATTGGAGTGGACATTCCGCCGTCGTTGGCACCTCGTGACAACATCTCCTGCACCCAGCTAGCGGTCGTCTGGTCCTTGGTCTCGGTATCAGGCTCAATATGCCAGCCTGCCTTGATCAACGGCATACACAGCACCTGCTCTAGCGAGCGTGCCTTACCGTCCATGTCCAGCATCTCTTGGAACTGTCCAACAGACGGCTCACGCCAATCGAATAGCTGCCCAACGTTCTTGGGCACTCCCTCGATACCGCTCTGGACGATGAGCTCGCCGGCCATGTAGTCAAGAACAGTGCCCTTCTCGACCTCAGTCTCAGGTACTGCAGGAAACGATGTGCCGTTGACTTGAGTGCTCACTGCGGCTCCCATGCTAGCGGATTGCCAGCTGCATCAGATAGAACGACGACTGTACGTTTCCGTAGTACGGTCCTGCCGTCGTGACCGTGAATCGCGATCAGGTCTGCCTCACTGTCGTAGATCACGGTTGAGTCAACGCCAGTACACCACCGCATCACGATTCGTCCGTCTGGGAACTCAGCGCCATAAGCTACGACGCCGGTCCCAGATACACCCGTGACATCCTCTTGACGTACTAGTTCGAGTATACCCATCGAACGCTGCTTAGGCATTACCATCGGCGGTTGTCCATTCTATCCCCGAACGTAGGCAAGTACTCACTCTCCGACGTTACACCCGCTACGTAGTCGGAAGCACCACCATATTCCGTTGCGTAGAACGAACCAACCGAACCTAGTGATGTGTGCCAGAAGCTCATGACGACTGAGTCGCCAGTGTCAGGGCTGCGCCGAATCCGCTTCTTGGTCTCGTCCTTCGGCTCGACTACGATCTTAGCACCTGCAGCTACCCGCCATTTGGGGCTGATCAGGTCTGCGATCAAGTTCTCATCGTCAGGAAGTGCAATGGTCGTCGATGGATTCGAAGGGTCCAGAAGCTCTCGAAGATTCCACCAGGCCGCGCTACGTACATTTGGAAAACCGAACTCATCATCGGTCGTACGCATATCGGTTGACGCGGCGGAGTTGAAAGCGATTACGTCATGACCCATCTCACGTAGCCGGTCTACAACTCCGCCGCCAACACCAATGACGTCAACGATCGCCGTCGACTGACTGTGCCGCTTAAGGCGTACGTCAAGACGGTTTGCGGTCGTCATGGTGTCTTGTTGGCCAACACGCTCCACGTTGAGCACTGTCATGCCAACTCGCTCAGATACAGCGGTCTCATCTTCGCCGAAGCGAGCAACGTCGCAGGAGAACACGTGATACCCTACGAGTTCAGAGACAGGTATACCGGATGCTTCCCATTCGTTCCATCGGTCGACTGCTGCTTCGACCCAAGATAGAGGAATGACACCATCCGTGGCAGATCCTGAAGGGAAGCGGCCCCGAACTCTCGATTCCCACAGGGAGGATGTCTGCCATGCGCCGTCGGAGTCCTTGTAGACGTTCCATCGAACCATGCGTTCTGCAACCCAACGTGGGGACAGGAGCAGCTGTTGCAGATCGAATGGGATCTTCTCCGTCGCGAACGGGATCTTGTTGTCTACCATGTAGCTGTAAAGGTCGCCCGTTGGGTTCGGTGAAGGAAGCTTTGAGGCTGCACGTACTTCGACTTCGGTGAAGTTTGGAGAGGATAGTCCGTCCAAACGAACAATGTGCCAACCCGATCCGGGAAGGCACATGGCTCTGAACTGTGAGTTTTGGTCGTCGGGGTTCCCGATCGCTAGGACTCTGGCGTTTTCGTTCGTCGCAAGAGCGTCGACAGCTGTCCATAGCTGTTCAGGTATGCCAGCCGCCTCGTCTATTATAATAAGAGGGTAGCGGCAATGGATACCCTGGAACCCTGTCTCGTCGTAATCGGAAGGCTTACGGCCGTAGCCGACTAGCTCCTTACCGATCTTCCACTCCGGTATCCGCCCCATGTTAATCTGTCCGCGGAGTGAACCTCGGCGGTGCAACTTTTCTATCTCGCGCCAGAGTACAGCGCTGACTTGTGCAGAGGTTGGGGCGGTCGAGACTACGAAGGCGTCACCAAGGTCATGCTCCTCGAGCCACTGGCAAGCGATGGCGGCTGCCAAGAATGACTTGCCAAGGTCGTGGGCGGAGGGGACTACGGTGTAGCGGTTTGATCGCAGAGAGTCCAGCACGCGCTGTTGCCCAGACCACAGGGTGGTTCTGAGCTTCTGCTGGATCCATTGGGTCGCATCTGGCTTAGGCCCGAAATAACCGCGCGCTACTCCCTGAAGCAGCTCACGTGTTTCGGTATCAGCCATGGAGTACCTGCGGCTGTGTGCCGTGTGAGAGGGTCGGGAGCACTGCGGTGCGGGGGTATGGCCCCGCTGTGCCTCCTCTCACACGGCACGATGAAACTGCAGAGGAGTCAAGAGGGGCGTGCGGAAATGTTGGGACAGTCTTCACGCGACTCCTCTGCAGGCCTTGGGCGTCATACCACAAACGCCAGAATCAGGAATGCGAACCCTACGGCTAGAGCTGTTGCCCAGAACAACCGGTCTAGTAGCGCCAAGGCCGCACATACAGCAAACAGAACGATCGCAACTACCAGACACGCTAACACGGCGCCTGTCGGCTTACCCGCCAGGTAGGTCGTGGCTAGTAGCAGGGTCATTCTTGCTCGCCTTGGGTAGCCGCCGCGAGCTGCAGTAGCGTGTCATGGGCCACCTCACGTACTGTCGGGTCATCAGCGTCGAACCCGTAGTGGTGCCCCAGAGTTCGCACTGCCGAGTACAGCGCCTGCCCGACCACACGCTGCTGCTCCGCCTTCAGTCGCACGTCAAGGTCTAGCTGGGAGCCAAGCACCTTGTCTACTATATAAACCGAGGCTTGCAAGCGGATACGTTCAGTTTGCGCAAAGGCTGCAAGGTGGCAAATGCTCTCGGCCGCGAGAATCGCATGCTCCCTCAGTATGCGCGAGGTAGCAGCTCCAGCGTCGCCGTTGTCGAGTTGCGCCTCAAACACCAATCCCTCGAGGGCTTCTCTAGGATTCCAATCGGCTCTCGGTACCCTTGGCTGATCTCCCATTCGCCTACTCACCTCCTCTTAGCCTTCCGTAGCATCCCAGCGGAACCTTGGAACCGATTTCCACAGGGTGATACCCTCGGAGCTCTTGACATCACCCTGTGGAAGCGCAGCTCCTACGGAACAAAGTATAATAGGGACACCAATGTGAACGCAAGTACGTCATCTGGATTTCCCTTTAGGAAATCCAGATGACTCTGTATGCCAATCGTTTCTGACCTAAAAATTTTTTGCATGTATGCCAGTAGTTTGTACATATTTATTTGCGGGCATCCCACCGGGAAACGCGCGCGCAGTTGGTGTTTTACGTACAACGCGAAAAGCGCTCGAAGCAGGCGAGTTAGGCAAGACACGGCAGGCCCCCGCCCGGGCGGCGTCACCCAAAACACGGTACCCGGGTACCTTACGAGAATCTACCAACTCACGAGCCCGGGCGGCGTCACCGGCGGAGGGTGACGCCCGGTCTTCGGGCGTCACCAGCAGACCGGTCTTCGTCGGCGTCGTCTGCAGACCGGTCTTCGTCGTCTGCGGACGACTCTCCAACTCACGTGAGTAGGGCGATACTAGTAACAAGGATTCTTACAAAAATCTTATGCAAATCACTGGCTTTCTTCAGAAATCTGTATTATATTTATATTTAGTGATTAAGAAACAAACAACACAAACAAACAACACAATCACGCGTACACACCCAGAAAGGGATACTATTACAATGACTACTCTCACCGGTTACAAAGTTGCCAAACTCGCCAATGCCGCCCTCACCGAGAAGGGTTTCGCACCCATCAAGCCCCAGATGGTCTACAACTACATCAACAACAACCTCATCCCCTCCGTCGATGTCAACGGGCAGAAGCTGGTTCCCGCCGACGCTGCTACGGCGTGGGTTGCGAAGTTCGTCGCCCGCCGTACCGAGAGGATCGCGGAGTCCGAGGTTCCCGCGATCGAGGATCTCGAGGGTATGCAGGTGGTCGCCTGACACACCTACGGAGGGTGGGAAGGATAACTTCCCACCCTCCGATATAGACCTAGGAGCTAGGTCTATATCGGAGGGTAACCTCCCAAAAGAAAGGACGGTAATGACCGCTATTAGTAGGGCACAGTACGAGCGGGCTATAATGCCTAACACCAACCCTGCCGCCAACCGGCACTACGTGGACGCCCCTGATATCAAGGGCTACCTAGACAAGGTGTGGCGGGAGTACGTGGAAGAGTCCTACCACGAAGGCACGCCGGTCTCTGTAGAGGACTTCGGGCTATATCTGGAGTCGTACAGCGGAGGGTTCGAGCGATGATACCCTGCCGCTATTGTGGTAGGCCGGGAGTGATAGTCACTGCCGGCAGGGCTAGGGTGGGCGTGTCCGGCGGGAAGCTGGTTGCGTTCATTCTCACGCTAGGGTTCTCTATCTTCCTAGTGGGACTTTCAAGGCACGAGAAGGTAAACCACTTCCGCTGTACCCACTGCGGTCTCACGTGGACGGACCGTCGATGAAGCGCCTTCTGGCAGGGACGGTAGCTGCCATCCTGATGGCAGGGTGTGGTATCGTAGACCACAGGGAGAGCGGGTATCCGGAGGACTTCAAACACTGCTACCCGGTGGTAATAGCGGACCCAGGTAAGTACCCTGCCGCGGTGGAGAAGGCGTGCCAGGATTGGAACATCCGCCAGGGTGCCGAGTACGTGAAGAAGCACCCCGAAATCGACGGCTAATCGCACCGTGATTGGCCGCTAACCACCCACTCACGATGAGTTAGTACTGATGTAATCACTTCCCTAACTCGTCATGTGGTTGAGGCTAAGCTTTTACTAACGGCTTTCTTCCATTCTCTAGAAAACGGATTCCTCTATAAGACAGGACGATCGGACTCACCTTACCGTATATACTACTATCTATATATATCTAGACATCATATGAATCTATAGAAATCTTATGATGACGATGTGATGAGGATGGGAAGTGACTCGGGAGCACCTTACCTTCGGATGGATTCCAGACATCGCTACCACCTTACCTTTCATCACATGATTCTAGTGAGGAGCGGGAGTGCTCATGTGCACTCATGTTATCATGATGAGGCTATTCCTGCTACATGGTTTGCGCCTAGTTAGGCACTCGCTAACTAGGAACTTTAGTGTGCCTCTGCCTAAGAGTACCCTTGATATCTCCCTGTGGAATCTGTTATAATATAGGAAGAGGAAGATACTCTTAAGGAGAGGAAGACTAGG